CCACTTTTGTAAACATAAAACCAAGATTGTTTGCTTATAGTGGTTTAAAAGATTGTCAGCCTTATAGATTTTGGAGTTATACAACAGGCAGTTATAGCACAAAAACATCTTATCCTTTTTGTAACCATTACTTGATCAGTGGCGATACTGTTGTTTCTACTGATTCAGATATAAGGTTCAAAACTAAATATGCATTTGATTTACAATTTTACGTTGATTCACAACCTGTAAACGATACATACGCAAAGTGTTGGAGAAAGTATTTGAATAATATATATAGTAAGGAGGCAAGAATACTGACTGCAAACTTTTATCTAACTCCAGAAGACATTGCTCAGTTTAAGTACAACGATAAGATATTTGTTCAAAACTCATATTATAGAATAAATAAAATTACATCTTATGCTCTAGGTAAAAATCAAAGTACAAAGGTAGAGCTGATAAAATCTATTGAGGGAGTATTTAATGATTCAATGCTTGTTTTTGATTGTGATTTAGAATTGTCATCAACAAATTTTAACGGAACTACATCTTGGGTAGATTCAGCAGGTGCATCAGCTACTCCAACACAATCATGTTGCGAGGCTAACAACTTTAGCTTTATAGACAATGTTTGTTATTGGAATACAACTGTCTTGCCACACGAACCTGTACCATCTCCAATTGTATTTAATCAAAATAAGAATGTAAATACCACAGGTGGCGAAGTTATAGTCGGACAAACTGCATCAAGCGTTGTGGTAAACGAATCTACACAAATATACCTAGAGGGTACAGTTCGGAGAATAGGCGAAGAGGCTAAAGTAAACGAGGTTTTAAGCTATGATGAAGTAAACGAGCATACTGAATGGGTAACACGCACAGAGTTCCCTAGTACAGTTCCAATAAGAGGGCAGAACATAGGAACGATCTACGATACTGAGATGTATCTTACTGCTGCTGACTTTACAAAAACAAATTCAAGTAGTGGTGCAGGTGGTGTAATGGCTGAATATGGGCAATACGTTACATCTCCAAGCTCATCTGTAAATTTAATTTCATCGTTTCAATTACCTTTAGGTTATAGAGTAAATTCTGTAGTAGTTTATGGAGGTAATACTGCTTCAACTTTCTCAGTTAGGGTTTCAGATGTAGACGATGCTACAAGTACAGAGGTAGGTGCATCAACTGCAATCAACTCAACTGTTACACTTACAGGACAGAACGCAGCTAAAGGTACTTTTTGGAGTATAATAGTAGTAACAGGACATACCGGTAGATATATATCAGGTGCAAAATTAATCTTAGAAAGAGTAGCAGGTTCATGATAAACGAAGTTATAAGGTTGGTTACATCTAACCAGATCAAAGAAACGGAAGAGAACAAAGTATTGTTTGGAGCTTTTAAATATCCAACATCAATGATAGAGGCATGGCAACAATTTAAAAAAGAGATATGGCAGAAGAGTACAAATTAAAAATGACTGCTGATACTTCTGAGGTGGTTGAGGACATCAAAGACGTAAAGGAAGAAATTAAAGAAGCATCAGAAGAGCAGACTATATTCTCAAAAGCTACTGATAAACTTAAAGATGCGTTTAAGTCTTTAAAGGGTGGAGTTAAGATTGTTATAAACTCTTTTAAAACGTTAAAGGGTGCGATTGCTGCGACAGGTATCGGATTGCTTGTTATAGCTTTAGGTTCTTTGGTTGCATTCTTTACAAAGACACAAAAGGGTGTTGATTTACTTGACCAAGCAATGGCAGGTCTAGGTGCAGCAGTTGATGTTATTATAGATAGAATGTCAGACTTTGGAGAAAGTATTATGAAATTCTTTAGTGGAGATTTTTCAGGTGCAGTTGAGGGAATGACAAAAACGTTTTCTGGTTTAGGCGATGAGATTGTAAAAGACGTGAAAGCAGCAGTAGAGCTAGAGAAAACTTTGCAAAGTTTAGTTGATATAGAGCGAGAGTTTTCAGTTCAGAAAGCTAAGAACAATGTTATCATTAGAGAGGCAGAAGCATTAGCAGCAGACCAAAACGCATCTTTAGAAACAAGGGTTACCAAGTTAAAAGAGGCAATGGCTTTGATTGAGCAGCAAGCTCTTGAAGAGGAAAGAATTGCAAAATTAAACCTTGATACAATTCTAGCACAAAATAAAATAGGTAAAAGTAAAAATGAAGACTTACAAAAGGAAGCTGATGCAGAGATTGCTTTAATTAATATTAGAGCAGAGGCAGCAGATAGGAGAAAGGCTTTAATAGGGCAATTACAATCTTTAAATGGGCAGCTACAAATACAGGAACAAGAGGCAGCATTTGAAAAAGTAAAGAATGAGGAGATGACAAATGCAATAATTTTGCAAAACTCTAAAACTTTAAATCAATTAAAAATAGAAGATGAAGAAAATACAAGTCTTAAGCTAATTGATACAAGAAAAAAAACAAACGATGCTTTACTAGCTTCTGAAAAGGAGTTAAGCAAAGATGAGCAGCTACTAAGAAAGTCAAACACAGAATCTCAACTACAAGCAGGTGCACAATTAGCAGGTGCATTGTCAAGTCTTGCAGGAGATAACAAAGAGCTTGCAGTTGCATCAGCAATCATAGATACTTATGTAGGTGCAAACAAGGCATTTGCTCAAGGTGGGGTTGCAGGTTTCATTACAGGTGCAGCAGTTATTGCAGCAGGTTTAGCAAATGTTAGAAACATAATGCAAACTGAGGTCAAAGGTTCAGGAGGTGGTGCATCAGCATCAATACCAAACGCATCTCCAATAGGCAATACAATAGGGCAAGCAATTCCTGTAAATGCTAATCTAAACGATTTGGTAAATCAAGGAAACGATACTCCTCCTGTGCAAGCCTATGTAATTTCACAAGAGGTAACAGATTCACAAGAAGCAGATTTATACATTAAAACTCAAACTGTATTATAATGAAAAAGAAAGACGAAGAAAAGCGTAAAAAAAGAAAGTACGACAAAATGAAATTAGTTGAGTTTGTGCTTAACGAGAACGATGCAGATGTTGGTGTCTTTGCTATTAGCTTAGTGGAAGACCCTGCGATAGAAGAAAACTTTATGTATTTCTCTAGATCTGGCAAGCCTCAAAAGTTTGCAACACTAAGCGATGAGAAACGTATTGTTATGGGTGCAGTTATGATTCCTGACATGCCTATATTAAGAGTTGATGCAGAGGGCGAAAAGTACAACTGCTTCTTTAGTAAGGATACGATACGCAGAGTTGAGGAACTTTACATGATTAATAGCAAACATCAATCTGCAACTTTAGGTCATGAGAGAGCAGTTAACGGAGTTACCACAATTGAAACTTGGATTGTTGAAGATTCAAAGATTGACAAGTCTGCATTGCATGGGTTCAATTATCCTGTTGGAACTTGGGTTGCTTGCATGAAGATTGAAAACGAAGATGTTTGGAGCAACTATATAAAAGAGGGCGAGGTTAAAGGTTTCTCTATTGAGGGCTACTTTGATACTAAAGAGTCTGAGGGCATTAAAATGGAAAAAGAAGATGTATTGAGTAAGCTCAGACAAATCATCAAGGATAGCGAAAATAAAACAAAGAAAAAGTAAACCTATTTAATAGAATAGAAACAAACCCTAGAAAATGGAAGCATTAGACAAAATCAAAGAAATTTTAGGTATGGTAGAAGTGGTAAGCGAAAACGAACCTACACCTGCTGAATTATCTGAAGCAAAAGAACATTTAAAATTCGAGGAAGCAACTCTTGAAGATGGTACTATAATTAGTGCTGATTCATTTGATATTGGTAACGAGGTGTTTATCGTTGTAGAAGATGAACGTCAACCAATGCCTGTTGGAGAATATGTTTTTGCTGATGGTACTTTGCTAGTAGTAGAGGAAGAGGGAATTATTGCTCGTATCGGAATACCTGAGGAAGAGGTTGTTGAAGAGGTAGTTGAGGATTCAAAAACTGAGGAACTTAGCGAAACTAACACCGAAACAAAAGATGCATTAGTGCAAGCGATTGGAGTACTAGAAAATTTAGTACAAGAGTTTGCAAGCATTAAAGAAGAATTTAATACTTTAAAAACTGCAAAAGAAGAGGCAGTTGCTAAAGTTGAGGAGTTCGAAAAAGTAGGCGAGGAGATAACTCCAAGTCCAGAGGGAAAGACATCAGAAACTAAATCAATGGTTGAGTTTTCTAAGTTAAGCCCACAAGAAAGAGTTCAATATTTAATTAATAAAAACCAAAATATTTAAGAAATGGCAGATTCGTATACTAAACTGTACGCAGGGAAAGCGGCAGCAGGGTTTATGAGTGCATCTCTACTAAGTGGAGAAACACTTGCAAAAGGATACTTGACTGTGTTACCAAACGTAGCATTTAAAGTAAACCTAAACAATTTTAATTTAGCAGCAGCAGCAGTAGCAGATGCAACTTGTGATTTTACAAGTGCAGGAGATGTTACTTACGTTGAGAAAGCTCTTGCTCCAAAGCGTTTACAAGTAAACAGAGCATTGTGTAAAAACGATTGGCTATCAACTTGGGCAGGTGCAAACATGAGAGCAGGTTTAGATGGTACTTTACAGTCTGACTTTGCAACTTACTTAATCTCTTATGCAGGTTCTTTAGTAGGGCAGCAAGTAGAGAAGTCAATTTGGCAAGGTGCAGCAGCAACAGGTGGAGAGTTTGATGGATTCCAAGCGTTACTTACTGCCGATGGTGGTGCAGATGTAGCAGCAGTTGGTGGTGGTATCAATGCAGGAAACGTAATTGCTGAAATTGGTAAAGTTCGTGATGGAATTGCAGATGCAGTTTACGGACAGGATGACTTATGTATCTTTATGGGTACGGCAGCATTTAAATCTTACATCTCAGCACAAGCAGCTTTAGGTTACTTAAACCAATACCATGCAGGTGTAACTGAGTCAAACTTTGAGGGTATTCCAATTAAGTGGTGTCCAGGTATGGCAGCTAACGTAATGGTAGCAGGTCGTAAATCTAACTTGTTCTTTGCAACAGATTTAGAGGGAGATATGACTGAGGTAAAACTACTTGACCAAACTATGATTGATGGTTCAGATAATGTTAATCTAGTAATGAAGTTCAATGCAGGTGTAGGTTACTCTACTCGTGCAGACATCGTTCTTTACGCATAATTCGTTAAGGTATGGCATGTTTATTAACAAATGGTAGAGGCTTAGAGTGTAGAGAAGCAGTCGGCGGTTTAAGAAACGTCTATTTTGCTAATCATGATACACTTGGAGCTTACACAGTTGACGCAGATGGTCAACTTACAGGTGTAGCAGGTACTGCAAATGTTTTCAAATATGCTTTAAACCCACAAAGCTCTGAATATACTGAAACTATAACTGTGTCTGAGGACAATGGTACAGTATTTTATGAGCAAGTAACTACATTAATGTTACCAAATTTAAGCAAGGCAGCACTTTCTGCACTTCGCTTATTAACTTCAGGTCGCTTTCAAATATTCACAGAGGACAACAATGTGAATGAAGCGAATGGATTTGGGCAATGTTACTTAGTAGGTGCTTACAATGGTGCAACTGTTACAGGTGGTAGCGTTGCATTGGGTAAAGCTCTTGGCGATATGAGTGGCTATACATTGACGATAACATCAAGAGAGCGTAAATCTGCTCTTTTTGTTGAACCGGGAACAACAACCATTTTTGATGGTTTAGGTGCTACAATAACAGTTGTAGATTCATAGATCTGGTATATAATATTAGAACCCTTGCAGAGATGTGAGGGTTTTTTTTTGCTCTATACTAAAACAAAACAGGTAGTTTACTATTTATTAATATACTTAAAAAACAAGATTATGCCACAGAATACAATAGTAAGACAAGCAGCAACTGCATTAGCAGTAACACCAAGCGATGCAACTGCAATAGTAGGTGCATCTTTTAACTCTCCTGCTGCATTATTTGTAGGTACAGGAGGAAATATAAATGTTATCACTTTAGGTGGCTCTACTGTCTTATTAAAGAACATAGCAAACGGAACATTTTTACCTGTTCAAGTTACGCATGTAAAAGCAACTGACACAACTGCAACTGATATAGTAGCTTTATTCTAAAATAGGGCTATATGTTAGTAAACATTATACAAAATACAATAAGTAGTTTTATAAGTGCAGGGGTTGCAGCTGCTGAAGTCATCACAACCAATCTAAAGATGTGGCTTGGATTTGAAACGAGCGAAACATTAGGTAGGGAGTTAGCACCAAGTTCTTTATCAATAGAAAACGGTTCAGGAGGTGGTACAATAACACAAATAAGCGAAAACTCTTACAGTTCTTCAAGTGATGGGAATAATTCTAGTACAATAAGACCAAAATTTGATTTTAATACAGAAAGTGGTAAAACTTATAAATTAGTTATAACTCCGACAGGAACAATTTCAGGTACAGTTCATTTTGATTTTAATGATGGTGTATCTTACTTGTTTCAAGATTATGATTTTACTACAACTAAAGAAATATATTTTACAGATAACGGTCAAGTATTTGGTGCTTTTAATGGACAACAAGTTTACAATATTACAGGTTTTACAATCTCCCTAAAAGAACTAACCCAAATCACACCAGACAAATCGGGCAACAATAATGCAGGCGAGTTGTTTACAGGTAAGGCTCTTGATTTTGATGGTAGTAATGACAAAGTTGATATTGATTTTACAACACAAATTAAAAGTGCAGTTTTTTGGGTAAAACCTTTAGATACAGGTGTTCAAAGTATTTTAGGCTTTGGAGGTGCTTTTTCAGGTTCAAAATACATAAAGTCAGTTAATAATAACATACAAAGTGCTGGTTTAAGTAGTGTATCTGTTTATGTAAATGGTGTATCAACTACAAGCGTTCCTGTAAACCAATGGAGTAGGGTTGTGGTAAATTTTGCATTATTGACACCCCAAGAGCTTACATTTGGTTATGGTTTTGATACCTACGGATATATTGAATTGTCAGATGTTCAGTTGTACGATGAAAATTTATCAGCTGATGACATAGCATACGATTACGCAAACCCTCAAAACTTAGTAACTGATAGAGATGGCACATCAATAGAATTATCTAATTTGAAAGGCTATTGGGCGATGAGCGAGGGTGCAGGTTCTTTAGTTTACGATAGTTCAGGAGAGGGCAATAATGGTACTATAAATGGTGCTACATACATTGATGCTCAACCAAGAATACCACAACTAGGTATGCAGAATTGGAGTAAGGGAAGTAATTTGTTTCCTTATAGTGAGGATTTTACTGAGTGGGTAATTAACTCATCCACATCACAAGTGGTGTTAGCACCACAAGAAGCAGCTCCTTACGGACAAGGCGATGTTTATTCAATTATAATGCAATCATCAGAAATCGATGCCTATATTAGATATGCAACTACTAACGCAACTTTAACATCTTCAACACATTCTGTTTGGGTTAAACAAGCTCCAACAGGAAGTGCAACACATATTAGAATATCAACTAACAATAGGGCTAATTGGAATACAGGAACAAGTCAAAAAATAGCGTTAACAAGTAGTTGGCAAAGATTAGAAACAACTGATGGAATTACAGGTAACAGGTTTACAGTAATTGGTTCAGCCGATGTAGGTGGTATTCAAGACCCCGATTGTATTGGTAAGGCTCTTATTTATGGGGCTCAATTACTTGAGGGATCGTCAGCAGGTGTTTACAGATTTACAGACGGAGCAGCAACATCGAACTCAATTGTTATACCTAACCCAACTATACCAACACAGGACATTTTCGGTAACCTAGTTCGAGATAGATTGAACTCGTTTAATTTAGATGGGAGTGGTTATGCTGAGGTAGCTGATGCTGATGATTTAGATTTTGGTGCAGGAGATTTTTCTGTTGAGGCTTGGGTAAGATTTGAATTTAAAAATCAAGGTAGTGCCTTTAATGTTATTTATTGTAACGGAAACGAATTTAACGATTCAAATACTTTTAGTTTATCTAGTAATAGTTCAAGCAAAATTTCATTTATTGTAAATAATACGTCTTGTAATTCTACAAGTACGTTTAGTTTAAATGAGTGGGTACACGTTGTTGGAACAAGAATACAAGGCTTAAATGGTCTTAAACTTTATATAAATGGTAATACAACACCTGAAGATACTGCTACAAATAACAATACCGTAACTAATTCATTTGATAAAACTGTTGGTTATGATACGCATTCTAGTAGATATTACTATAATATTATTAGCGATGTACGAGTTTATAGCCAAGCATTAACATCAGAAGAAGTAGAAAACAATTATAACGCAGGTTTATCTGCACATACAAATTAATTATGAGAGGAAACGTTTATTTATCTCTTGATACAAAGACTTTTGAAGGATTGATTCCAGAAGAGTTAATGAAAACCTACGGAATACCACAATATGACGAAGAGGGGGTTCAAAATGGTGTTATTAAACCAACCTTTAAAGAGCTTGGAGAGTACAATCGTAGAAAGTTTGGTGCTAACCCAATGGTTAAAATCGGAAAAGCTAAATTCCATATAATAGAACTAGAGGCTAGTTGGGTAAGTGGAGAGCTTTCTGCTTTGCTCGATTTAGGTAAGGGAAAGGAATATCCAAACAACTGCTTAATGACACGAACAGAAGCTGCTCAATTTATTAGAGATAACTCAGACGATTCAATAATATGATATATTTTGATAAACTTAAAGTCAAGAGTAAAACTGTTTACAAAATTACACATGTAGATGGAGACTTTATTGCTATTACAAAGTATTTTGACATGCACAAAGATGCAGAGCAGTTTGCTGATTGGTATGCTAAAAAAAGAGATTGTGAGGTTCACAAATCTTTCAAAGTAAAAAAGAAAAAATAAATGGAGCATTGGCTACAAAGTGTTGCGATAAATAAATTGTCTTTAAATATCTACAATCAATGTGTAGATGCAGAGGGTAATTACTTTTTGATTGGTGTAATAGATGACCAAACAAGAGTTGCAACATACGGAGTAATTTCTCCTGTTGCCAGATCACAAAGAGCAATAAAATTTAATGTACCAACAAACGCAGCTCCATTTAATGCATTAAAGACAAACTCATTTTACAATGTTGTTGTATATGAGCAAACGAATGATACAAATACAAGTCCAACAGATGCCGTTGTACTTGGTTTACGATGGGAGGGTACAATGATAATAGATGCAGATAGTGAGGTTACATTTACTGAATATGCAAACCCAACTGCAAGGAATTACGTTTACTATAACACAGAAGATTAAGCAGCATGATAAATTTAGTAAAAATGTCATCTTATACTACTCCAAAGATTGAGGAGAACCCTGCAAGGGAGTGGGTAGAATATGGGCGAGATAACAACTACTATCAATTCCTAATAGATAGGTTCAATGGTAGTGCAGTTAACAATGCTATTATTACAGGTATAGGCGAGATGATTTACGGTCAAGGTCTTGATGCAACAGATGCAGATAAAAGACCATTAGACTACGCTAAAATGAAGCTCATATTTAGAGATGAAGATATACGAAAAGTGTCTTTGGATTTAAAGTTACTAGGTCAAGCTGCGTTTAATGTAGTTTGGAACAAGGGCAAGACTGAAATTAAGAAAGCAAAGCATATTCCAATACAAAACTTAAGACCAGAAAAGGCAGTTGATGGAAAGATACAAGCGTATTACTACTCAGATGATTGGTCGCAGTTCAGAAAGGACAAATATAAGCCTATTAGAATAGATGCATTTGATGGGAAGCGTAAGTCAAGCGATAGCCAAATCATGGTTATACACCCTTACTCGCCAGGCTTTTTCTATTTCTCTCCTGTTGACTATCAAGGTTCTTTACAATGGAGTGAAATAGATGAGGAGATAGGAAACTATCACTTGACAAACATTCAGCAGGGGTTTGCTCCTAGCATGATGGTAAACTTTAACAATGGTACACCTACAAAAGAGGAACAAGATGCTATTGAGAGAAAGATTACTCAGAAGTTTACGAGTACAAGTGGTAAGAAGTTTGTTTTGTCATTTAACGATAATCAACAACAAGCTACAACCATAGACCAAATACCTATTTCGGAAGCAGCAGAGCAATACAAGTTTTTATCTGAGGAATGTACAAAGAAAATTTTAGTTGGGCATAGAGTTACATCTCCAATGTTGTTTGGTATTAAAGATAAGACAGGTTTAGGTAACAATGCAGAGGAGATAAAAGTTGCATCTCAGCTATTTGATAACACAGTTATAAAGCCAAAGCAAAACATAATCATTGACGCGATTGATGAGGTGCTTGCAGTTAATGGTATTCACTTAGATGTTTACTTTAAGACATTGCAGCCAATTGAATTTGCAGAGGATTTAGCAGACTTAGACGAGGAAACAAGAGAAAAGGAAACAGGTGTTAAGATGAGTGCTTGTAAGCATGACGATAGACCATTTCTTGACGATGCTAAATCTGAAACATTACTTGATGAGCTTAAGATTTACGGAGAGGTAAACGATGAGGATGAATACGAGTTGATGAGTGAGGAGTTAGTTGATACAACAAACCCTGATTTTCACAAAGAGTTTGAGGGCTTTGATAGACAACCAAATGATTCAGATGCAAAGGCAGGAGAAAAGTCTAAATGGGGAGATAAGGGTTTGTATAAAGTAAGGTATGCATATGCAAAGACCACAACTAAACAAGCAAAGAACCCAAGCAGGCCATTTTGTACTGAAATGATAATGATGGCTAATTCTGGCATTGAGTTCAGATACGAGGACATTAAAAAAATGGGTAGAGCAGGAGTAAATGGGCAGTTTGCACCTGAGGGGCAAAGCACATATGATTTGTTTACTTGGAAAGGTGGGGTTTATTGTTATCATGGTTGGATGAGACGCATCTACTTTAGAAAGCAAGTAAAAGGAAAGTTCTTACCTAACAAAGGTCTTGACAATGAAAAGCGAGTTGGTAACAATCCTTATGTTAAGCAGAAAGGAACGGAAGCAGTTGCACCGATAACAACATCAAATAGAGGAAGTTTAAAAAATAGATAATGGCAACAGTTTTATTCATATCACAGGACAGGTTGAAAACTTCAACTGCTCTAAACTATAACATAGATACGGAGTATTTACTTCCATTCGTTAAGATTTCACAAGACAAGCATTTACAAGCAATCTTAGGAACTAAGTTATATGAGAAGTTAGAAGCAGAGATACAGGCAGGATCTTTAGCAGGTGCTTATAAGACTTTAGTAGATGACTACATACAAGATGCTTTAGTGCATTATGCTATTGTTGAAGCGTTACCATTTATTTCTTACAAGATTGCAAATGGTTCGATTACTCAAAAGAATAGTGAGAATGGAACTGCTGCAACTAAAAACGATGTTGATTGGTTGATTAGAAAGCAAATGGATTCAGCAGAGTTTTATGGGCAGAGAATAATAGACTATTTGATTTATAAGACAAGCTCTTTCCCTGAGTATTCTTCAAACTCAAATGCAGATATAGATCCAATAAGCAACGCATACAATCCTGGCATTAAAATAGATTAATGGGGTACAAGCCAAAGAAAACGAATATCAAAAAGCTAAAGACGTATTTAGCTAAAATTAAAATCAATGAACGAAAAAATTGATACAGTTATATTTAATGGAATTAACTTTGGTGCTTTAGGTGTTACATTTATTGGAGTTGAGCAAGTTTTAACTATCTTAGTTCTTATAAGTGCATTGTTGTATAACATTAAGAAATTATCAAGAGATGAATCCTAGATTTTTTATAAAGGAAGAGTTTACATGCGATGGCAAAAATTGCTTTGATAAGATTAATAAAAAGTCTTTGGAGCGTTTAGATCTGGCAAGAGAGTTTGCAGATGTACCTTTTACAATTACAAGCTCTTGGAGAAGCAAAGCACATAATATGGAAGTTGGAGGAAAGCCAAACTCAGCACATTTACGAGGAACTGCATTTGATATTTCTTGCATGAGTTCATATCAAAGAATGCAAATAGTGAGAGGCTTGCTTGATGCAGGATTTACACGCATTGGAATAGCTAAATCTTTTATTCATGCTGATGATGATGCAGAATCTCCTCAGCAAGTAATGTGGTTGTACTAATGAGTTGGGAATTATCTTTAGGATTTTACACAGGAATACTCTTGGGAGTTTACACCAAGCGTTACGATGATGGGATTGCTCATTATTTATACTTACCTTTTTGTTTCATTTGTTTAGACTTTTATTATGATTGATTTTATTGCACAAAATTGGGGAGAGCTTACAATCGGTTTGTTGGCTTTTATTAAGGTTGTTGTTAACCTTACACCAACGGAAAAAGATAACGCAGTATTTGGAAGATTAGATACTATAATCAACTTGTTTATATACGATAAGATTAAATGAGTTCACTAACTACAACTTTGATATTATCAATACCTGTTTGTTTGTTTTATTATTTAAAATGGCTTTATAAAGATGAGAGCAATAGCGAAAGCAGTCGGAAAGATTAGTGAAGTATTCCAAGAGGGACAACGTCAAAAGAAGTGGAGTGCAAAGCGTTCAGTAAGTGGAGTGCTAGTTACGGCAGCAGTTTCAGACATGGCAGCAAATGGATTAACGGAGCTTAACGTTATGTTAAGTTTTATTGCTATCTTGCCATTATGTTTCACTGTATTCTCTAAAGCATGACAAAGAAAAAAGATGGTTGGAATCGCATGAGGTTAAAACTTAGCGAGATCGAACTAATTAAAAAGCACAGAGCAAACACCTTAGAAAACATCAACGACAATTCAGCTCTTGATTTACATTTACAAGAGCGAGGGATTGACAAAAAAGACGTTGTTTCAGTCAAGCATTGGCAAAACATGGGTGGAGAGCTTAGGTTCTCAGTCGTTACAAAGGAAGATTCTGGCATAGATGAAGAGGGCATATTTGGTAGGCTCAATACATTCATCGAAAACCATGCACCAACCTATCCAAAAATCAAACACAAAGCAGGTCGGCATTTATTAGTAATCAATCCAGCTGACATTCACATAGGCAAATACGCAAACGCAGAAGAAACAGGAGAAGATTACAACATTCCTATTGCAGTATCAAGAGTTATTGAGGGAGTTCAAGGTTTGATACAAAAATCAAAAGGCTTTGAGATTGATAGAGTATTGTTCTGCATAGGAAACGATATACTCCACGTTGATAATGTATATAACACCACAACAAAAGGAACACCACAGGATTGCGATGGCAAATGGTGGGAACATTACGAGATAGCATTGCAGCTCTATGTTAAATGCGTAGAGATGCTGAGAGAAGTTGCACCTGTTGACTGCGTACACTCAATGAGTAACCATGACTATCAAAGTGGATTCCATTTGGCACATGCTTTAAAGTCTTGGTTCAGGAATACAAATGATGTTTCAGTTGATGCAGGAGTTGCACATCGGAAGTATTATAAGTACGGAAGTAATTTAATAGGCTTAGAACACGGTGATGGTGCTAAAATGGATAATTTACCCTTGTTGATGGCACAAGAGAGACCAGATCTATGGGCAGCAACTAAATACAGGTATTGGTATTTACACCATCTACATCACAAAGTGAAACATAAATGGAGAGATGCTAAGGATTTTATAGGTGTAACAGTAGAGTATTTAAGAAGTCCAAGTGCAGCAGATTCATGGCATTCAAGAAAAGGATTTACAGGCTCTCCAAAAGCAGTAGAAGCATTCGTACATGAGTTCGATAAAGGTCAAGTCGCAAGGCTAACACATTTTTTTTAGAATTATCCCCCTGAGTGCAAAGGCTTACAGAAATGTAGGTCTTTTTTTTTGCAAAGTATTTTAATATTATAACTAGTGTTCTTAAAATAAATTATATATTTGTAGAAACAAAACAAGATAATTATGAAAGTACAAGTTGACACATCAGACAAGACCACAGTTTACACAGGAGGCGAATATCCTGTTGGGCATATCACACAAGTAGTTAAGCAGTATGTTATGAAGCAAGAACTAGCTGACAACCTACTTAAGAACATGAAAGCTCGAATTAAGGAATTAGAGAACGAGCAAGGCAATGGCGATTTAGTTTATGAGTTGAAGATGCAGTTGCACAAAGTTGGTGCATGGTACGAGCCTGAATCAGTTTGGGCTGATGATTACACAGGTATTCCAGAAGTTGATATGCAGCTTAGACATGCACCTTGCGAAAAACTAGGTAGTAGGAGTTTATAAAATTTTTTATATATTTGACAAAACAAAAACAAAACGACATGACAAATTTATCAGCACAAGACAGAGTAAGACTTGACTATTTAGAGCAAGCATTGACAGAACATTTAAAACTAGAGAAGTTTATTTTAGACGAGGGTTTGTACTTTACTGCAAATGTTAACCTTGCTAAAGTTAAGGTAGCTTTAGAATCAGAAATTGAAAACTACAAAACAAAATAAGATGGGAAAGTTAAAAGAGTTTTTCTTAGGAAGCAGAGAGCAGCAAATTGATTTTGCAGCTATGAATGCAATAGAGTTAAGTTTAGATGAGGAAAGACAATACTACTTATCTAAAGAGTGGAGCAATGGCAAAAGAAGTCCATTGAACGAAACAATTAAAGAGTGGGAACATTTAGACAAACCAAGTAAACAACAATAAGATGAACAAAGACAAGCTAAACGAATTGTACAAGAAGAACGGATTGACTGCTGACGATGTATTCAAGCATAAGTTCTACACAATTATCTCTAGATCTGGAATCGATAAGATACAAGCCAATAACAATATTGAGATTGATTACCAACTGCTTCACAACTCAGGAGATAACAAATGTATTATTATCAAGGCAACTGCAAAGAGTGGCGATAAGGTAATTCAAACATTTGGCGAATCAGCACCAAACAACACATCAAATGCTTATCCTGTTGCAATGGCTGAGAAGCGTGCAATGAGTAGAGCAGTTCTAAAGCTAACAGGCTTTTATGAGCTTGGGCATTTTGGAGAAGATGAAGCTGATGACTTTAAAAGAAAATAAGATGAGCAGAATTATATTAAATCGAGGCGAATCACATTGCTGTGGAGCAACAGTTTGGGAAAATCAAGATATTTGTAACTCTTGTGGAGAACATTGCGAAGTGATAGATTACGAAGATGAAGCTGATGACTTTAAAAGAAAATAAGACATGAAAAACGAAACAGGAAGAGGTTGGAATCCAACCACAAATTTACAAGAGGTGTTGTTGAATACCTACAAGACAAAAGCAACAATCGGTACTGCTTTAAAGTTATCACAACCTACATTAAATGTTCTGCTTAAAGATGAGAGAAAGATTACATTTAATCAGTTGGTGCAGATTAGCAACGATTCTAAAATAAGTTTAATCAAATTAATAAAACTACTGTAATGTTTAAAGAAGATAAATTTGAATACTTAATCGAACAAGCTGCAAAGCTGAACAAGACGAGCTCTAAAAATATAATGAGTACAAATAGACAAAGGTTTATTGTAGGTGCTAGAAATATGGTTTATGCATTCCTTTTAGAAAATCATTGGGGGTGTACAAAAATAGGTAGAGCATTCGGTAAGAACCATGCATCAGTAATTCATGGATGCAGGAATCATGAGAACGATTATAAGACTTTTGATTATTACAGAAAGACTTATGATAATCTAGTTCTTATCATGGCAGAAAATACAGATATGGATGAGGTTGTAAAGTTACGAGCAAAGCAAAGAGCAAAGGATGAACTCGAAAACTTGCAGAATGAGAATGCCAGACTTAAGGAGAAGATTTACGATTTAAAAGAAAAGACCAAAAAAGTATTACAGTCACACAATCACACAAATACGTTAACCCAAAAATTACATATATTATGCAGTTAAAAGGAACAATCCTTAAAATCAAAGATGTACAAGTTATATCTGACAAATTCAAGAAGCAAGAGGTTATCTTGAAACAAGCCGATACAGAGTACGATGCAGACATTCCGATAGAGTTTATGCAAGACAAAGGAATAGCTCTTGTAAATGGCTTAAAAGTAGGTCAGAACTATGAGATTAGTATCAACATAAGTGGTAGAGAATGGAAAGACAGACATTTTGTGAGTTTAAAAGCTTGGAAAGTTGAAAAGTTAGAGGGTTTCAAGTCTGAACAACCAACATCTTCAGCAGATGATTCAATGCCATTTTAAATGAGAGGAGCGTAATGCTCCTTTTTTTTTACCTTTGACAAAACAAAACTATGGAACAACCAAATTATTACTCGATATTGACTGCATCGGTTAGGTATGACAAAGACTTAACACCAAATGCCAAGCTCCTGTACTCAGAGATTACTGCATTATCTAACAAGAAAGGTAAATGTTGGGCAAGCAATGGGTACTTTGCAGGTCTTTACAATGTATCAAACACATCAATCTCTAAATGGATTAAGCAATTAGCAGATAAAAAGTACATTCACGTGCAGATGCTTTACATTTCTGGAACTAAGCAGATTGATAAGCGAATTATATCAGTTACCCCTATTAAAGAAAAGTTAAATACCCCTATAAGAAAAGTTAAGGGGGGTATTGAAGAAATGTTGCCTACCCCTATTGAAGATAAGTTAAAGGATAATACTACAAGTATTAATACTACAAGTAATAATAGAGATGGTAAACCATCTTCTCTAACAATCGTTGAAGATTATTTTAGATTAAAAAACTTTGATTTAAGCGAGGCAATTAATTTCTTTGAGTATTACGAAAGCAATGGTTGGAAAGTGGGCAGGAACGCGATGAAAAAGTGGAAGCTCGCAGCAAATAGATGGATAAGGAATGCCAAGCCAAAGAAAAAAGGATTGAGTGAAGAATACTTTGGAGATTTTATGAACAATCAAAACAAGCTGACATGAAGATATTAGAATTATTTGCAGGATCAAGAAGCATTGGAAAGATAGCAGAAGAAAGAGGTCATGAAGTCTTTAGTGTAGATTTAAAAGATTTTGAAGGTATTAATTTAGCTAAAGACATTGAAGATTTAATGCCTAATGATATACCTTTTAAGCCAGATATGATTTGGGCATCTCCTCCTTGTACAACATATTCGTTAGCTGCAATCAGTCATCATAGACCAATAGGTAAAAACAAATCAGATTTTGCATTTAAGAGTGATAACTTGGTTAGGAATACTTTAAAGATAATTAACTATTTTGATTGTATTTATTACATTGAAAACCCAAGAGCAACATTAAGAAAACAACCTTTTATGCAAGGAATACCACGAACAACTATTTGGTATTGTACTTATGGAGCAATAACTGCAAAGCCAACAGATATTTGGTCAAACAATATATATTCAATATTTAACCCAACAGGATGGCATCCAAGAGCTAAATGTTTTAATGGTAATAAAAACTGTCATCATGAAGCAGCTCCAAGAGGTAGTAGCACAGGAGTTCAAGGTATAAAGGGTAATTACAATAGATCTAAAATACCAAATGAATTATGTATTGAAATAATAAAAGCAACTGAATTAAAATTTTTATAACTTAGCGACATGGAAATAGGAAAACAACCGACAGAACAATTACTTGACTTTTGCTTTAAGACTTTGAATAAAGCATTGTTTGAGATGAGCCAAAACAAAGCTGAGTCAGACAGGAAAGTATTAGCAAACATTTTAATGAACGATCTAAACGATAAGTTTTTTAGATTGACTGCTGCTGATGTTACTCAGGCATTTCACAAAGGAGTGAGAGAGGGAGAGCAGCTAGCAATCAATCCAAGAACATGGTTTAATTGGCTAAACAAACAAAAGATGAAAACTAACAAGTTACGCATTGAGCAGTCGCAAGATGGCGAACGATTACTAATAGAATCGAATGCTCAGAACATAGACAAAGAAGAGGTGCTAAAGGAGTTCCTGGAGCTTTGTGTTATAGAACCATTTGAGGAGCATTGCAAAGACGAGGAGTTTACCTTTCAAGGAATCAACCAAGCATTCCAATGGCTAGAGCTTAATAACTTTATTGTGCTAACAACAAAGGACAAAGAACAAATGTGGGAAGAGGTGCAAGAGGAGATAGTTGCAAGGAAAAAGTTTGTTCACAATAAACGCAAACAATTCCATCCTGTAATAATGTGCAGAGAGAAAGCCTTGAGGATGCATTTCGGTAAGTGGAAAAAAGCAAAGAAAAACCTAAGAAAAGAAATATATAAAATACTAGACAATGGATAAGAGGATAAGCGAGTTACTAAAGCAGAATGCAGCTAATGTTGCAAACTCTGGCACAGGCAGCAGGAAAGATATTGGAGGAGAGAAAGAAGTTGCAAAGGCTTGGAAAGAGATACAAAAAGATATTAAGAAAATAGACAAAGAGTTTTACGAAATAATTAAAGAGCGATGACAATTACAAACGAAGATAACATGCAGTTAATGGCTAGGTACGAGGACAACCATTTTGACTTAGCTATTGTTGACCCTCCTTATGGGATAGATGTTACTAAAATGACTTTAGGCAATGGAAAGAAAAAAATAAATAGAGGTTTATCTGATTGGGATAATAGCACACCAAATTTAAATTATTGGAATGAATTATTTAGAGTTAGTAAAAATCAAATTGTTTGGGGTGCTAATTATATGACAAATTTTCTTCCTCCAAGTATGGGTTGGGTGTTTTGGGATAAAGGCACTGGTAAAAATGACTTTTCGGATGGCGAGCTTGCTTACACATCATTTAATAGAGCATTAAGAAAATACAAAGTTTCTTGGGTTGGTGCAAATGCTAACAACGGAACACCAAGAATACACCCAACTGAAAAGCCTATACAATTATATGAGTGGCTTTTAATGAATTACGCAAAAGAGGGCGATAAAATACTTGATACTAATTTAGGTAGTGGAAGCATTGCAATAGCTTCCCACAATTTAGGATATGACTTAACTGCTTGTGAACTTGACAAAGACTATTACGAAGCAGCTATAAAGAGAATTAATCAGCATAAAGCACAATTAAGGATAATATGAAATACGTTAAATTTGATACATTTTGGTTGATGTTTGGATTTACTCCTCCTGAAATGCCAAGAGGAAAAGACAAAAGAAAATGAAAGCAGCAGAGGACAAACTACAAAGTGCTATTGTTTCCTATTTAAAGATGGAATACGATGTTTTATATTGTGCATCTTTAGGAGGTCAATATCAAAGGTATCATTCGCAAAGGCTCAAAGCCAAGAGGACAGGATACGTTAAAGGGTTTCCTGATCTATTCATCTATGAAGCAAGGAACGGATTTAATGGTTTAGCGATAGAGCTTAAAGTAAAAGGTAACTATGCAAGTCCATCTCAAAAGGCATGGATTGTAAACCTAAACAATAGAGGTTACCTTGCCAAAGTTTGTACAGGTTTTGACGATGCAAAAGAAACGATTGATAACTATTTTAAACAAGATTAAACATGGTACAAAACGTCATAATAATTGCAACAACTGCAATAGCATTAACAGTAATTGTAGAATCATTTAACAAAAAGTAATGAGCAAAGAAGAAAAGAAACGCAACGAAGAGATTGCAAAAGAAACATGGGAGAGTTGGATTGTAGACTTAGAAGATAAGGAACAACCTGAAACCTGCTCAATAGACGATGAAGATTGCGAAGCCTGTGGCTCATGAGTAGTATAGAAAACAAAGTGTGCAGTAAGATACTTGATAGAGCTGAGGTCGGCAAAAAAAAGTATGGCACAACTATGGATAGAAAAGACTTGACAGAGTTGGAATGGCTAAAGCATGCACAGGAAGAGGCAATGGATTTAGCAGTCTATTTAGAGAAGTTAATACAACTTAAGTTAATAAAATGAACGTATTAAATAAATTGTTTATATTTGTAATTCCTAACAATAATTGTCTTGTCATCAGTTGTTTTGTGTGGAGTTGTTAGGTAACACTAGCAGCTCCATTTTTTTTATTTAAAAAGTTATGAGAGGAATAATCAATCAAATAATACTCAAAGGAATCAAAGCAAACGATTCTCAAAGGAAGATAAAGCTAACACTAAAGAAGCTGCACAACATTACTATTGCTTCTGAGGTGTTTAAAACTAGGTACAATGCCATTAAATCAAGAATTAGCCAAGTATTACCCGAAGTTACTAAAGCTAGCAGAAAAGATAACAAAAGGAAATAAGGTTGATGCACTAGATCTGGTGCAAGACTTATATGTTATCATTTTAGAATACGATCAAGAGAAGATAAAAAAGATAGTCGAAAACGGACATCTTGTTTTTTGGTCTGCAAGGGTTTTAATGAATCAGTATGTTAGGACAAACTCAGCATTTAAAACAAAATACTACACTAAGCTAAGAACGGAGAACTACGATGTTAAGAACTTTCAATACTTTGATGGTATTGAGGAGTTAGTTGAGTTCGAGAACAAGTTGCAGTTTGTTAAGGATAAGATGAACAACCTGCATGAGTACGACAAGCTCCTGTTTGAGATTTACTTTAGTTCTGGCAAGAGCATTCGCAAATTAGCAAAGGATACAGGCATAAGTACCACATCTATATACACTACATTAAAGAACGTAAAACAATACCTGAAAGATGAAGTTGAGAGCGAGTACAAAGAATTTGAACGATAGACTTGCAATCTGTAATAAGTGCAAGCATTTTAGAAAGTCAGTAAACCAATGCAAGAAATGTGGTTGCTTCATGCAGATAAAAGCAAGGATAGCATTTACTAAATGCCCAATAGACAAATGGGATAGAGAAACTGATATAACTAAAGACCAACTCTCAATACTTAAAAGAGTGTTTGAGGGGATAGAGGGCGATAAAGTAACGCATGACCAAAACAGGAACTTGACCAACATATACAATGACATCTTTGGAATGAATAAGAAAGTTACAGGTTGTGCAAGTTGTGTAAAGCAAACAGTTGAGGATTTAAAAGCAGTATATGAAGCCTATAAAGATTGAGAGTAAAAAGATATTCACTTTAGAGTTTGCTGAGTACAACCCTAGAACAATATCTAAAAAGCAGTTTAAAGATTTAAAGAAGTCAATAACTGAGTTCGGTATTGTTGCACCTATTGTAGTAAACATAAACAAGGACAGAGAGAACGTAATTGTTGGAGGGCATCAAAGAGTTAGAGCTTTGCAAGATTTAGGTCATGAGAGCGTTCTTTGTGCTTTGGTTGATTTACCATTGCAGGAGGAGATGAAACTTAACCTTAGGCTAAACAAGAACGGAGGAAAGTTTGACGATGACATGCTTATTAATTACTTTGATGAAGAGGTGTTGTTTGAGGTTGGATTTAATGCAAACGATTTAGATATAAACATAGACAAATACGAGGACAATCAATTACAGGAAGCTACAAAAGATGTATGCGAATGTTGTGGATCTAAAATATGAGAAAACACACAAAGATATACCTAGAGTATTTTAAGTTCGATGAGGGCGATTTTATTCAATGTGAGATATGTTTTTGTCCTGCTAAAGATATACATCACATAGATGCTAGAGGCATGGGAGGAAGCAAGACAAAAGATTACATTGAAAACTTACAGGCAGTATGCAGGGAATGCCACGAAAGGTATGGAGATAAGAAAGAATACAAGGATGAATTAAAGAAGATTCATTTAAAATACATGAGTAAATATGGAACAAAACAGAACAAAAGAAGCTAAAAAGCGAATGCTCAAAGCGTTAAGCAGTTCATTGGGTATTGTTACTACTGCATTGAAAGCTGCTGACGTTGGAAGAGTAACATATTACGCATGGCTAAAGCAAGATGAGGAGTTTGCAAAGCAAGTAAAAGAGGTTGAGTCAATAGAGCATGATTTTATAAGGTCAAAGTATTACGAGTGCATCAAAGACAAAGTACCTAGCGTTGTGATTCATGCAGCCAAAACTCAGTTAGGTTTAAATGAGAGGCAGCTTATTGATGTAACTACACAAGGCGAGAAGATTAACAAAATAGAGATAGAGATTGTCAAGTCTAAGAATAAAGACGAGTAACGTATTTGAGCGTAATTATAACGCACCTACAAAAATTGTAGTGAATCAAGGTGGGACAAGATCTGGAAAGACTTACTCTCTTTGTCAACTTCTTATTGTCAAAGCATTTGAGAATACCGGCAAAAGATTTAGCATTGTTAGAAAGTCATTGCCTAGTCTTAAACTCTCAGTCATGAAAGACTTTTTCGAGATACTGAGCAACTTAGATTTATACAACGAAGCACACCACAATAAATCTGACCATACCTATACTTTAAATGGTAACACATTTGAGTTTATATCTCTTGACCAACCACAAAAGAAAAGAGGTACAAAAAGACACTTCCTGTTTTGCAATGAAGCAAACGAGTTAACGTGGGAGGATTTCTTTCAGCTAATCATTAGAACTGAGGAGAAGATATACATCGATTACAACCCATCTGACACACACCATTGGATATATGATAAGGTACTAAGCAGAGAAGATTGTACGTTCATTAAATCAACGTATTTAGACAATCCTTTTTTAGCTGATGAATTAGTTAACGAGATTGAAAGGCTAAAACATACCGATGAAGAGTATTGGAAGATATACGGATTGGGAGAGCGAGGGTTTAGTAAATCGATTATATTTAACAAGGTGCAGATTGTTGGAACGATTCCAGAAGATGCAAAAGAGATTGCAATAGGTTTAGATTTTGGTTACACAAACGATCCAACTGCATTAATAGAAGTTTACGAGCATGAGGGTGCTTTAATATTTAACGAGCTGATATATGAACGAGGACTCACTAACCAAGACATTGCTAAGTCTTTACACAATTTCGGGATTGATAGANGAAGAGCTATTTACGGAGATTCTGCTGAACCTAAATCTATCGAAGAAATATATAGACTAGGGTTTAATATAAAGCCNGCATCTAAAGGTAAGGACAGTATCAACATAGGGATTGATTTGCTTAAACGNTACGAGCTTAAAGTAACAAGCAAGAGTACAAACCTTATCAATGANTTTAATAGCTACAAATGGCAGGAGGATAAGAANGGNTACCTGCTGAACAAACCGATTGACAATTACAACCATGCTATTGATGCAATCAGGTACGCAGTTATCATGACAAAGTCAAGACCAAACATCGGTAGGTATTCTATTAAGTAAAAATATTTTAAGATTTATTTGTAAATAGTTTGGTATTATTAAAATTTGTTTTATATTTGTCAAAGACAAAACCACTAAAAAACAACATTATGTATCAAGTAACACTAATATCAAAAGGAATTAAAGTAACAAAGATTTGTAAATCTCAAAAAGAAGTTAATACATTTCATAGAGATATGCCTTGCAAATATGGTTTATTATTTCAAACTAAAACACCATATGCAATACAAGTAAAGGAGTTGTAAAATACTCCTTTTATTCTTAACTAACCCTTGCTTAACGGCGGGGGTTTTTTTATTTTTATACAATAACAACTTAAACCTATTTAATAGTATGAAAGTTATAATTCCTCAAGACTTAAACGAGATTACTCTAAAGCAGATGATTAAACTAGCTGATATTGAAAAGCTAGAGATTGATGAAGTAGAGAAAGCTAAAGAAGTGATTAAGCTCTTGGTTGATAAGGTTGACGATTCCAATATCAATAGAATTAAGGTCCTCGATTTATTAGCCATGTACAAGAAACTTTGTGCAATGACTAACACCGAAACATCGTTAATAAAATTGGTAAGCATAGAGGGTGTTAAATACGGATTCAATCCTGACATTCAGAGCATATCAACAGGCGAGTTTATGGATATTGATATGTTGTGCAAAGACTTAGACAAAAACCTGCACATGATTATGGCAATCCTTTACAGGAAAGTTACAACAGAGGGCGAGGGTAAGTATCTGATTGAGGAGTACGATGCAAAGATAGATGAGAGGGCAAACCTATTCTTGAATAAGATGCCTGCATCAGTTGCTCAGAGTTGCTTGGTTTTTTTTTATCGTTTAGGGAGGGGTTATTTGAGCGACACAATGGTGTCTTTACAGGAGGAGGAGAAAGCGAATCAAGTGCAAACTTTGGAAAGCGATGGGGTTGGTACTCTGTCTTGATGATGTTGTGCAACGATGACATACTTAAAATGGATGCAGTAACAAAGCTCAACATAAACGAAACACTAACATACATCTCTTATATTAAAGATAGGAACAAAGTAAATAAGAAGAAATGAAAAGTTACATCGATATAGTAAACACGTTTAAAAAGATATGCGAGCAGCACCAACAGGTTAAAACCTTTACAACAGGAGATATATTTGAGGCTGACTTGGAAACGCAAGACGTATTCACAAAGGTGCATTTAATCGAAACAAGTGCATCAATCAACAAGACTACTTTCACGTTTACTTTTGATTTGCTTGTTATGGATCTGGTCGATGCTGATGGTTCAGACCAAGATTTTACACTCAACAGAACTTTCTTAATACTAGCAGATATATATCGAGAATTTAGGACAGGAAGCTACTCAAGTACATCAGCAGTAACGCAAAGCATAACGATGCCTGAGAGCTTGTCTTGTGAACCCTTTACAGATAGGTTTGAGAACTTACTAAGCGGTTGGAAAGGTACGTTTAATATAACCGTGCAAGCTCAAAATTCTGCTTGTGAAACACCTATGAATCGATAGATGGAATTTAAAGGAGAAAACTTATCTAAAGCCTTAAACAAGTTCGGTAAAAAGACTGTTGAAGTGGCTGCTGCAAATTTGCTGAGAAGCAAACGAGGGTACGATACAGGTAAGCTCCTAAAGTCTATTGATTATGATGTTGCAGTTACATTAAACGCATTCTCTTTAAAATTCAATTACGAAGATTATGGAGAGCAGATTGATAAGGGAAGAGGTAAATCAAACAATTCACAAGGTGGGGTTGTTTATCAAAATATATTGGAGTGGGTTAAGCGTAAAAAGTTAAGACCAAGAAACTCCAAAGGACAATACGAGGCATGGAAGAACAAGACACAACAACAAAGGTCGATTGCTTTTTTAGTTGCCAGAAAGATTAACAGGTTTGGATATGAGGGTAACGGATTTTTTACCAATGCATTTAAACAAACATACAAGAAACTGCCTAAAGAAATTAAAAAGGCATACATGTTAGATTTTGAAAAGTTTATGAGTTTTACATTAGATGAAATAAAGACAAATGGCAACAACGGCAACTAGAAGTAATTATTGGATAGTAACAACCACAAGTACAACAACACCTGTATTTAATTTCAGATACATTGTAGAGGTTGTAATTGGTGGAGTTGTTAAGGCAACATTGAAACAACCAAAGAACAATGCAGGTGCAGCTCATTTTAATATTGAGCGAATTGTAAAGAACTATACAACTGTAACGAATAAGCATGCTAACACTATCACAGGTGCAGTAAGTTACAATTCTATACATTTGATGCCTAGAAATATTCCAAACCCATCAGCAGGGGTTGTTGAAGATTATGCTATAAGCAAGAACGCAGGAACTTGTAGGTTAGTAACTCTAAGATTTTATGAGGAGTTTGCTTCAACTGACGGAGGAACGATAAGCAGAGTTGACCAAAATATAGATGTTACTTATGCGTTCATCAATTATGCAAATGAGTGGGAAGATCAAATGAATTTTGATGCTGACAGATATTCTCCTTATGCACCATCTCCGATAGAGAAGTATTTAAGCAAAATTCCATACGAAACAACACAACCAAACGATACAAGCGGAAGAATACCACATCTTACAGGGGTTGGAGATTATAGAACACTATCATTTTTAAACGAGTCTAATACTTACTTTTCAACAAGTAATATTGCATTTCAGTATAAATTTTATAGTGAAGTACCTAACGCAGATTTAAGTAACTACACAGGTCAGATATATCTACCAAATTTTGTATCAAATGGTGGGCAGCAGGCAACTAGTGCAACAGGAAACGAGGATGAAATGCTTTTATTTTTTGCAGCAGGTTATGAGAATGTATCTAAATTAAAATATATTAGCTATGGAGGTTATCAAATGCAAACAACCGATAAATACTATACCATAAATTTAGGAAGTAACGTAAGAAATACTCAAGATTTTAATGACAGGTTAGCATCAACTGCTAAGTTAGGAGATAATGTTAAAATAATTAGTTTAGGCGATACGGATTGGTCTGCTATGGGTGCAACAAGCCAAATTGTAGGTCATGTTTTTATTGTAAATGCTATCGGTTCTGGAACAGGAACATTCAATTTAGTTACATCAAATCCTGCTTTTGAATATGTAAAACCTTTACTGTTTGAGATTTCTCAATGCTCAAAATATCCATCTCAATCAGTAGCATGGAAGAATAAATTTGGTACATGGGATTACCACTATTTCAATAACAACTCAGATGAGAGTATATCGATGAAAAGGTCAATCGAATACGAAAGGAATCCCGGTTCATGGAATGCAGCAACATTTTCAATAGATAGCTTTGAGAGAGGTAAGGTGCAGAGCGTAAACGGAACAAAGCAGATAACAGTTAACACAGGCTATTTAGATGAAGCGTANAACGATTACTTTAAAGGAATGATGCAGTCAAACGATATACAATTAATTGCTCCTGTTGAGGTTGGCGATGATGGTGTGTTGCAAGAACCTGTACCTTTGATTTTAATCGATAGCCAATTCCAATACAAGACCACAGTTAAAGATAAGCTCATTCAATACTCGTTTACTTTCCAATACGCACATAACTTAAAAAGAATGATATAATGGTTCAGTTAGTTGTAAAAGAGCAAGGAGGAACTGATTTACATTATCTTGATGTAAGCGATGTATCTATCAAAGGGAATTACTCAGCTAAAGAGATACAAGATCTGGCATCGCAAAAGTCTGACTTTACTCAAGCGTTTACATTGCCATTCACACAAGTGAACAATGATTTTTTTAGTCATTTTTACGATGTTGTTTCAGTTGATGGTTCTTTTAATAGCTCTATAAAATGCGAGGCTGATATTTATGTAGATTCAAATATTGTCTTTAGTGGTTATTTACAACTGCTAAACGTAAACAATTCTACAAAGTATTATGAGGCTTTAGTATTTGGTGTAATATCAAACATTGCAACATCACTTGATGAGAAGCAACTTAATGAACTAGACTTGTCTGAGTTTAGCCATTTACTTACTGCTGCAAATGTAGAGGATTCTTGGAGTGGTAATACAACTTACACAACATCAGTAGGGCAAACAGGAGAGGAAATACTATATCCGATTGCTGATTATGGTTATGACTATAACAATGCAAGTTTAAACGGAACAATTAACGAGGGTGTAAGTGCAACCAAATTAAAGCCTGCTATAAATGTTAAGGTGCTATTTGAGAAGATACTTGCATCAATAGGCTATACAATAAGCTCTACATTTTTTGCAAGTGATTTCTTTGCAAAGCAATACATGACATTGGCAAATGAAACTGAATCAGTTGCTACTACTTTTCAAGATGCGTTTAGAGTTGGTTTAAGTGCGAATAATACATTTACATCAGGATTCCCAACACCATCAAATACTGCTATTGATTTTGATACAGTTGGCTCATTTAATCTATTTGATTTAGGAGGTAATTATGACGAGTCAGCAACAACACCATTTTACGAAATTCCAATAACAGGGTTTTATCAGTTTAAAATAAACCTAAGATATAGTTTTGCAAATACTAATAACACAACTGCAAAGTTGCAATTAAGAAAAATAGGTTCAGCAACTTATTCTCAAGAAATACAAGGTCAATTTAATGGTGTTAATAATGATTTTTTTAGAGTTGAAAATTCAGGCGAAGTTGTAGATATTACATCGGATGAAATATTCTTAAATGCAAATGACCAAGTTTATTTAGCAGTTAGTTTAAGTTCTGCAAGTGGTAATACTTTGACGATATTACAACAGATAACTCCAGGCTTATCTAACTTTTCATTGTTTGCTGCACCTATACAAAGTGAGGGTTCAACTGTTGATTTATCAGCTAACAATAATATATTACCAACTGAAAAGCAGGTTGATTTTATTAGTGCTATATGCTCTAGGTACAATCTTATTATTGAGATGGATAAGGGTGTTACAAATCAGCTTAATATAGAACCTGCACAAGATTACTTTGACGCAGGAACAAGTAAGGATTGGAGTAATAAAATAGATTTAAACAAAGATGTAAAGCTCAAGCCAACAAATGAGTTCAGGAAAGAACGCATATTGATGAGTGATTTAGAAGATGAGGATAGGCTTAACTATTATTGGCAAGATACATTTGATGAGGTTTACAATAGTTATACTGCTGCATTTAGTGGGGATTTTGGAAAGGATGATTTAGAAGTTAAATCTATATTCTCATCTTGGAATACTAAAAGACCACAAGGTCATGACATGCTTATTGCATTGCCTTATAAATGGGATAATGGAGAANCCACTTTTGTAAACATAAAACCAAGATTGTTTGCTTATAGTGGTTTAAAAGATTGTCAGCCTTATAGATTTTGGAGTTATACAACAGGCAGTTATAGCACAAAAACATCTTATCCTTTTTGTAACCATTACTTGATCAGTGGCGATACTGTTGTTTCTACTGATTCAGATATAAGGTTCAAAACTAAATATGCATTTGATTTACAATTTTACGTTGATTCACAACCTGTAAACGATACATACGCAAAGTGTTGGAGAAAGTATTTGAATAATATATATAGTAAGGAGGCAAGAATACTGACTGCAAACTTTTATCTAACTCCAGAAGACATTGCTCAGTTTAAGTACAACGATAAGATATTTGTTCAAAATTCATATTATAGAATAAATAAAATTACATCTTATGCTTTAGGTAAAAACCAAAGTACAAAGGTTGAGCTGATAAAATCTATTGAGGGAGTGTTCAATGATTCAATGCTTGTTTTTGATTGTGATTTAGAATTATCCTCAACAAATTTTAATGGTACTACATCTTGGGTAAATTCAGCAGGTGCGTCAACTACTCCAACACAATCATGTTGCG